CGTAAAAATTTCTTTTAACCTGATATAGTATGTTTCCTGTCTTGGAGGTCTTGGGATTTCAACTGAATGTTCTGTAACATCTCCTATAGCAACCACCGCACTTCCTGGAGGTGGGACTGGTTGCGTACTGTTTCCGTCGCCTAATAACCTACTATTTGTGGATTCGGCGGCGGCTCCGGCGTGGTCATCGAAAATAAAGACATTTTTTGTTGTTTCAAATTTAAATTCATTTGACGAAGAATTTGTAGCTGGAGAAGGGCCCGAAATACTTGAGAAAACAATTCTATATGGAACTTTAATTGTACCAAAAGGGACTTCCTTAAATTTTTTAATGTTCAACTCAGTTAAAAAAGACACGAGAGAAATATTCAAATCACTGGAGTCGCCTCCCAATATTGTAATTGCGTTTTGCCTAGGGTCTAGTTTTGATGAATACAAAGCACCTCCAAGTTTTTCATTTATTCCCTTTAAACATGCTTTTAATATAAATTCATTCCCAAATACAACAGGGTTAAAAGCACACTCGTTATAAAAATCCAAAATATTATAAGTGAGCAGATTCTTAACAATATGGGATTTAATACTGCGAACAATCAGGGCTTCATATTTTGTGTTTTCATTGTAATTACATTTATGTTTAATACAATAATCCAATAATGGAACCAATTCGTTATATGTTAAATCTCTATCGTCAGTTTTTCCTCTTTTGTTTAGATAGTCGACTTGGGTTGAATATTGTTCTATTGTAGTTATAAATACTTGTTCCGCTGGTATATTTACCGGATTTTTATAAACACCAAATAAGTAGTTTACGATTTCTTTTTGTGAAAATTGAGTCGTTTCAACGTAATTTTTAATGAACGGATATATATCATCCGAAGATAACCCACAATAAAATAAGATTGTGGTTGTTAACGCGTCTTCATCTGTGGTTGTTAACGCGTCTTCATCGGTGGTTGTTAACGCGTCTTCATCGGTGGGTTTGACGGGTAATAATTTTATATCATCAACCCGAGATTTATATTTAACCGACAACTTAGAAAAATGTTTATGAAATTCTGGAATAAGCTTGATAATAATCGGGTTTGTACCATCTTTTGCCATAAAAGCCAAACTGTTGAATATTGTACGTATCTCACTGATTGAATCCATTTTGTTTAGTTTTAGAGAATATAATACCACGGTTTTTTGTATGAGTGTTGTAACGTCGTACTGTTGCGAGCCTGATATTTTGAAAAAATAACCTTCTTGTTGAGTTGACCTACGCCATAAATTAACAAGCTCAAACACATATCCAGTTCGCGATTCTCCTTGGAATAAATTAGCATTGGTTAGTAATTTTGTGAATTCATTGTCAAATTCCGTTTTCATATTTTTTACAACTGAAAACGCCTCAATGCTTTCTAATGGATTTATTTGTTTTAATTTTCTAACGTAATCTAGGTCAATTTTTTCTTTAAAAATTGATAAATCTGTTGCGGAGATGTTATTTTCTAATAAACGTTTATATCCGTCTATAACGCCTTCGGAATCAACCGATTCATAGTCAGCATAAAATTTAAAGGAACCCGCCATTAACCGTTGACCGTCTCGCATATTTACCAAGTAATCACCCTGATTTGTATCAGTAGTTAACAAAAACATTCCTTTTTTACCTGATATTTCCGCACCGGATTTGGTTAGTGGTTTTCCTATTTCATCCTCCCAAATACTTTGGTGGGCTTGGATCGCAAGTATTAAATAGGAGATTTCAAAATATTTATCAACGTTTTCTTTTGTAATACTTCCATCTATGTATTTTTGTGAAACAAGTTGTCCAATCTGAACCATTGTTGTAATACTACCATCTTCATATTTTTGTGAAATAAGTTCTCCCTGAGGAAACTCTTTTAGTATTTGTAAAATTCTTTTTATGCCCACGTCGTATGGAGACCTGTGTTTATAGAGAAAGCTCTTAAATTCGGGTACAAATTGTGTTATTTTGGTCCAATCGAAATTCGGATGAGTTTCTATAGTTTCCTGAAGTTGTTGTAGAAATTCATTGATTTTTGTTAACAACGATTTTGCCAAATTAGGAAATTCCTCATTATAGTCCAAATTTAAAAGAATCTCATAAAAACAATTAATAAGGTCTTGAGTTATTAACGCATTTTCCTCAAATTCTTTAAAAACAACTCCGAACATTTCGTCTTGCTTGTTGCCCGTTCCAACAACTGACGGTGCCACCCAATTCTCTTTATCTAATGATGTTTTGGTCCTTGAGTAAAGATTCTCTAGGTAAATCGGCCAGCTTAATACAATACCGCTCACAAATTGTGTTCTTAATTGTTTGGTATCTTGTCCATTATTTATTATGGGTGCCCCCTTTACAACGCTAATTAGATGAGATACACTTTTCGTTTCATAGTACGTGTTGTTAATAAAGGAGAGCCTGTTTTCTTTTTCTTTTTCTGATGTAAATGAAAAGTCTTTAAAAAGTTGTTTATTAGACGACAGTATGTATTTACAAGTGACGAGTTGTTTTTCCTGATGTTTAAATAAATTAAAATACCCAGATTTATTTATTTGTTCCTTAGGAATGTTAAATGGACTTAACTTTGCGTTTTTGTCAAAAAAAACGTCACAATCTTTTTCGGATAAGAAGTCAAATTCATTTGCGAACTTCATTACGTCGGTTTGTTTTTTCGCAAAAAGTCTGTTGTCGTATTTGGTGTCAATAAATTTTTGTGCCTCAATGTTAATTGGTGAGTTCTTGTTAAACAATTCTTTTACTTCTAGGTTTAAATCAATTGTTTGTTTAATTATTTCAATCAATCCCATGTTTTTTATTTTATTTTTTTGTTCATCGGAACCAAAGGATTCAACCGTAACAACCGTTAGAATTAGTTCGTCAAAACTTTCAGGCGTCTTTAACTTAATAAACTGACCCAAACTTCTAATAATTTTGTCGGGATCTACCGTTAATTGTACAAATGATTTTATTGACTCAATCGCAACAAAATTCTCCGCACCATTTGAACCTTTTAATAATACATCTAGAGCTAAATCATCTAATTTTAAAATAGGTCTTATTTTATTAAGTTCGGTTTTTTCATTGTCGGTTAATTCTTGTAGGCATGATTTTACTACGTATAACGAAAATAATTGTTTTGCTCCATGGACATCATCATTATAATTACCATTTTTGTCCTTAATTTTTTTACTTAAATTTTCTATTTTTTTAATTATAGTGTTAGTTGAACCGAATAAATCGACAGTTATTTCGCCCATATTTAAATTAAGAGCCTCTAGTAAAGGACGTAATACATGTAATTTTTGTAAACTATTTATTAACAAAGTATGTATTCCCGTAAACTTTTCCTTATTTAAATCATTCGTAAGAACTAAATTGTCAATGAATTGTTTTAAATTTCCGGTTATTTCTGTTTCAGTTTTTAAAACCTCTTCACATTCTGTTTTTAATTGCTTATATAAATTGGGGCTAGTAAGCAAAATTCTATTACAATATACCCCCCAATCTTCGGATTTAATTCTAGGATTATCCGCAATCATACAAATTAAATCGGATTCCGCAAGCCAAGTGTCTGAAAATGTAACGGGTGTGTTTTTTGGTTCTTGCCAATACGGCCATTGTGGTTGGTCCTCTTGATAGTAATAATTTTGGTGTAAGGGTGTAAGTGAGTCGTATAATTGGTGAAGGGGTAAATTGTATGAGGATGCGGATGCGGATGAGGCAATGTCCATTTTTAATATATTTCTATTATTATATATAAAGTATTTATTTATATATAAAATAGAATAATAGATTTTATTTTAAACTATTTTGCTTACCAACTACTAAACATACCTGACCCACCTAGTACCGAGTTCGCAGCCATGGGTTCTTGAAGAAATCCCTCCGTTGGACTTGCGGCACCAACTAATGGGGTGGAATCCTGTTTATACATGGCGTCATAATTTGGTAATTGTTGTGAGCTCTCCGTGGTGGGGAGCGAATTGATGGAGGTCCCATCCGTATACATGGCTTGGTTCATTGCGGCTTGTTGGCTGCCGCCATTTTGGGAAATAGGTTGTGTTACTTTTACATTGCCTTTTTTCTTCTTTTTATCACTGCTTTTTCCTTCCCAAAGTTCATTTATTCGCTCCACTAAAATACTCACTTTCTCTCCTAGTTTGGTTTGTAAACTTAAGGTTATCATCAAAACGGATAAAACATTAATAATCACGTTATACTCCGGAAACTTCACACCACTATACGTTGGAACAAAGATAATCATACGGTGTATGAAAAGTAACCCCAAAAACATGACAATTACCTGAAGAATTATTTCTGCTAAAACTTCTAAACTACTTTTTTGGTCATCCGCTTCGGGGACATATTTTTGTATTGATTTATTTAACAAAACCATAGGAATAATGGCAATTAACGTGTATTGTACAATGTTTAACATTTCGGCTTTGGAGTCGTCCTCAAAGTTAAATACATGTTTAAAAAAGTTTTTTTTCGATTCCTCAGTATCTTCCATGTTTTATATATTATTTTATATTATGTTTTATGAAAAGAAATTAAAAAATATATAATATGTATTAAATATACTTTCACTGAAACACACAAATGTATAAACGTATGTTTTCTTCTTCGCTAAATCTAGTTCGCCATGGCGTAAAAACGTTTTCACCGACGTTTGGTCCGCCTCAATGTAAAAATTGTAAACACTTTGTTCCACATACTGGTCCCGTCCCATTTCCTCCAACCAAGAATACGGCGATTGATTTAGGAAGATGTAAATTACTTGGATACAATGCGATTACTTGTAGAAGTTATTGGCTTCCGGGCATTTCGTGCGGGTTTGAGGCGCGTTTTTTTGAACCCAAATAAAGATTGAAATACTTAAATAAGTATTTGGAAAAAAGAAAACAATATTTATACTGTGTGTTATATATATTATACATAGTGTAATAAATGAAAAATCCGAAACCAATTTGGAGATGGTTTTTGTATACATTGGGCCTCCTATTGTTTCTATTCATTTTATTATTGGCACAGCATTACAAAGAAATACCGACTCTCAAAGAGCATCGGGTTCGTAACAAACACAATATTCTTCCCGCGAAAAAACTGAAACTCGTGAAGGATCCTTATTATGTAGATGACAATAATATTACCTGGAAAAAGCGAACATTTTTACATAGTATATTTCATAATCCTTTGAAGAAT